AGAGCGCCGGGGAGGGCGATAAAGCCCGCGGCAGGTTCAAACCCTCCCGATTCGCTCGAATGTTCGACTATCCGAGGCCGCGCAATGTGGCCGCAGCGCAATGCTGAGGAGACCAAATGCCTAGTGGTGGCGCTCGTCGGTCCAGTGGGCCGGCTCCCGATCCGAATGCGCTTCGGCGTGATCGGAAGGATGACGCGGAGTGGGTTACTCTCCCGCGTGAAGGTTTCGCGGGCGATATTCCCGCGTTTCCGCTTGCCGATGCTCTCGGTGCTGAGACGGATCTGTGGGTGGTGCTGTGGCGGAAGCCGCAGGGTGTGATGTGGTCGAAGCTGGGCCTTGAGTTTGAGGTTGCCGCCTATGTGCGCGCGTTCCTTGAGTCGGTGCAGGCTGAGGCATCGGCTGGCTTGAAGACGGCTGTGCTGCGTATGGCCGCTGAGATCGGCTTGTCCCTGCCGGGGATGCATTCGCTCCGTTGGAAGTTCTCTTCCGATGAGGTTGCGGAGCGCCGTGAGCAGCGCCCGTCGTCGGTCAAGGATCGGCTGCGAGTTGTCAAGTGACCTGCTGGTTGTCCCGTCGTGGGTTGAGGCGCATTGCGTAATCCCTGACGGCGACGACGTGGGGCGTCCGTTCGTCCTCGGTGACGAGCAACTAGCGTTTGTGCGGTCGCATTACCGGGTGAAGCCTCGTGTGCGGCTCGACAAGATCGTGAAGCCTGTTGATGCGTTCGTGTTTCGTCGCTCCCAGCTTGTGCGGGCTCAGAAGTGGGGCAAGTCTCCGCTGATTGCCGCGTTTGTGTGCGCTGAGGGTGTTGGGCCTGTTGTTTTCGACGGGTGGGCGTCTGGTGGCGAGGTTTACGACTGCCGGGATCACGGTTGCGGTTGTGGCTGGTGGTACGAGTACGACGAGCGTGAGCCGATGGGCCGCGCGTGGTCTACTCCGCTGATTCAGATCACCGCTACGTCTGAGGATCAGACCGATAACACTTACGACGCTCTGCGCCCGATGATCGACAAGGGCCCGCTGACTGATCTCATCCCGAAGACGGGTGAGGAGTTCATTCGGCTTCCTGGTGGCGGGCGTATTGACGTGGTGACATCGAAGGCTAACTCTCGCCTCGGCCAGCGCATCACGTTCGCGGCTCAGGATGAGACGGGCCTTTGGGTTGCGTCGAATGGCGGTCACAAGCTCGCACGTACTCAGCGGCGTGGTCTGGCCGGCATGGGTGGTCGTTCGATTGAGACGACCAACTCGTGGGACCCGGCGCAAGAGTCGGTGGCCCAGCAGACGCATGAGGCGCGCGCTGAGGACATCAACAAGGACTTTCAGCAGCCGCCCGCGCACCTGTCGTTCAAGAACAAGGCAGAGCGTCACAAGATCCTGCTGTTCAACTATGCGGCGGCTCCGTGGGTGTCCGTGGATGCGATTGAGGCTGAGGCTTCGGAGCTCATGGAGAAAGACCCCGCGGACGCGGAGCGGTTCTTCGGTAACCGTATCGTCGCAGGCTCTGGCGCATGGCTGGACGCGGGCAAGTGGGCGGGCAAGTGCAAGCCGGTAACGGTGAAACCTGGAACGTCTATCGTCCTCGGCTTCGACGGCTCGGATGTGGACGACTGGACCGGCATTCGGGCGGAAACGCTCGACGGCTACCAGTTCACCCCCACCTATCACGACGGGCGTCCGACGATCTGGAACCCTGCCGAGTTCAACGGGCGTGTTCCGCGCCTGGAGATCCTGGCCGCGTTCCATGAGTTGTTCGAGCGCTTCGATGTGGTTCGCGCGTACTGCGACCCGCCTTATTGGCAGTCGGAGATTGACGAGCTTGAGGGCCGTTACCCGAAGCGGGTTTTCCGCTGGGAGACGTACCGCCCGAAGCAGATGCACCACGCCCTGGAGCGGTTCAAGACGGACGTAATGCTCTCGGAGTCCACGTTCACCCACGACGGCAACGAGACCGTATCCGTTCACATCCGTAACGCGGTCGAGATGGCCCGCAACCCTTACCCGACGTACCTGATTTTCAAGGCGTCGGAGTCCCAGAAGATCGACCTCGCGATGAGCAGCGTGCTCGCGCATGAGGCCGCTAGCGATGTCATCGCAGCCGGCTACTCGAAGGACGAAGAAGAGTACGTCTACTACTAGGAGGCTGAATGAGCGCCAGCGAAGCGGTCTCCACGATCAATCGTTTGTACGCGCGCCTGAATGGGCGTCGGCCTGAGTTCGACCAGTACGAGGAGTTCTACGCGGGCAAGCAGCCTCTCACTTTCGCGACGGCGGAGTGGAAGACGGCTAACGCGGCCCGCTATGACGGCTTCTCGGATAACTGGGCGCGCCCAGTTGTTGACGCGGAGCAGGAGCGCCTACGGGTGTCGGGCATCAAGCTCGACAAGGAGAAGTACGGCGACCTTGCGAACAAGCTGTGGGAGGCGTGGCTTCTCAACGAGATGGAGATGCAGTCTTCCCAGGGTTTCGTCTCGACGCTGACGAGCTCGCGGTCTTACGTCCTCGTCTGGGGCGACCCTGTGACGCAGGAACCGACGATCACGTGGGAGCACGGGTCTGACGTTGAGATCGAATACGACTGGGCGAACCCCCGCAAGCGTGTTGCCGCGCTGAAGACGTGGGGCGACGGCTCGAAGGAGTACGCGACCCTCTACCAGGCGGATTGGGTGTGGAAGTTCGAGCGGTCCCGCTACAACGTGCAGGATGCGCGGGCTTCTCAGGCGGCGTCTGGGCGCGTGCGTGACATGTCGAGTGCCGGGTGGATTCCGCGCGAGTTCCCCGGTGAGCCGTGGCCGCTCGCGAACCCGATCGGTGACGTGCCCGTAGTGGAGATCCCGAACCGTCCCATGCTGAAGGGCGACCCGATCTCTGAGATCCAGGGTGTCATTCCGATGCAGAACGCGATCAACCTGCTCTGGGCGTACCTGTTCCTCGCTGCGGACTATGCGTCGATGCCAGCGCGGGTTGTTCTCGGGCAGGCTCCTCCGAAGATCCCGATCCTTGACGCTACGGGCGTGAAGATCGGTGAGAAGCCGGTAGAGATGAAGGATCTCAACGAGAAGCGGTTCCTCTTCCTGACGGGCGAGGACGCGAAGATCGACTCCTGGGAGGCCGCGAAGCTTGATGTGTTCACGGACACCATCGAGGTTGCCGTAGGGCATATCGCCGCGCAAACCCGCACACCCCCGACGTATCTCGTCAGCAAGACGGGCATGTCGAACGTCAACGGCGAGGGGCTGAAGGCGTCCGAGATCGGCCTTGTCAAGAAGACGGTTGAGTTCCAGACCTTCGTCACTCCGGCGATCCGTGAAGTGTTCCGCCTCGTGGCGCTCGCGAAGGGCGACGCGGCGGCGGCTCAGGCCTCACGTCTCGCGACGATCACGTGGGCGAACCCGGAGATCCGGTCTGAGGCTCAACTGGCTGACGCGCTGCTGAAGAAGAAGCAGCTCGGCTACCCGCTCGAATACCTGATGGAGATCGACGGTCTCGACCCGGTGGAGATTGAGCGTGTCCTGGCGATGCGTGAGGCGGAACTGAACGATCCGCAGATTGCGGCGGCGATGAGGGGGCTCAATGGTTCCTCAAGCGTCCCTGGATCAGTACCGGGCGCAGCAGGCGGTAGCGGGGCTAACGGCGTCTAGCGTCGCGAAGCTGTGGCGTCGCCTCGGTGATGACTTCAGCGTTCAGTGGTCGATGCTTTCCCCGCTGGTTTATCGGGTCGTTCAGACGGGCCGAGAAGCCTCGGTACGTGCGGCGGTGCCCTACACGGATTCTGTGCTCTCAGAGACGGGCGTAGCGGCTCCTGGGGTGGGTTCCTTAGTGCCGTCACGGTTCGTTCGCGATGCCCCGGACGGTCGGAGCATGTCTTCGCTGCTGGATCAGTCGGTGATCGTGTCGAAGTCGGCAATCGCGGATGGCGCGACGCTCACTCAGGCGCTCGCGGCTGGTGGCTCATGGCTCACCGGAACGACGCTCACCGTCCTCGCGGACACGCGCCGGCAGGTGTACCACGCTGACATCATCCAGCGAAAAGGCCTCGGCTACTCCCGGATGCTGAACCCGCCCTCCTGCTCCCGGTGCGTAGTGCTGGCGGGCAAGTGGTACGCCTGGAATCAGGGTTTCAAGCGGCATCCCCGCTGTGATTGCATCCACATCCCCGCGCCCGAGTCGCTGGCCGAAGATCACACCACGGACCCGACCGAGTATTTCAACTCGCTATCGAAAGAGCAGCAGGACCGGACATTCACGAAGACCGGCGCGCGTGCGATTCGTGACGGGGCCGACGTGTCCCGCGTGGTGAACGTCAACCAGCGCGGACTCGCTACGGCTAAGGGCGCGAAACGGTACGGCACGCCTTCCCGGATGACTGTCGATGACATCTACCGGCAGGCCGGAACCCGTGCGAACGCGATTCGACTGCTCGAACGCGAGGGCTACGTCAACTACCAGACGGGCCGACTGAATCTTCCCGCATAGAGCGGGGACCGTCGCGCAACGCGACGAACACCAACACAGGAGCAATTCCATGTCGGAAGAGATCGTCACAGACGACACCGAAGCAGTTGATGACACGGCCACTGAGACCGAAACGCTGGAAGGCGAAGAGGCGCTGGGTGACCCTGGGAAGAAGGCTCTCGACCTGATGAAGGCGCAGCGCAACGCTGCGACGAAAGAGGCTCGGGACGCCAAGGCAGAGCTCGAACGCCTCCGCCAGGAAGCCGCACTCAAGGACAAGCCCGCCGAAGAGCAGGCGCTTGAGGCGGCACGTCAGGAGGCGCGTCTAGAAGCGAACCAGCGCGCGAACGAACGCATTCTCCGGTCGGAGTTGCGGGCGTCGGCAACGGGGAAACTCGCAGACCCTTCGGACGCGGCCCTGTACATCAACCTCAGCGACTTCGACGTGTCAGATGACGGCGAGATTGACTCCGACGCACTGCGCGACGCGATTGATGACCTGCTCACCCGCAAGCCCCACCTGGCCGCGACCACCCGTCGTTTCGACGGCAACGCGGACCAGGGGCCGCGAGGCGAGCGCAAGCCGTCTCAGTTGACAGACGCAGACCTCAGCAGGATGACCCCCGCCCAGATCAACCAGGCACGCCGCGAAGGGCGGCTGGACCGGTTGATGGGCACCACTCATTGAAAGGAGATAGCTGATGGCTATCACCAACTACCGTCCCACTATCTGGCACGCGGGCCTTCTGGAGAACTTCCACCAGAACACCTTCGTGATCCCGACGCTCAACAGCCAGTACGAAGGTGACATCCAGAACGGCGGCGAGATCGTCAAGATCACGGGCTTCACGTCGCCCACGATCGGCACCTACGCGGGCACGATCACTCGCCAGGCGCTCACGGACTCCACCCAGTCGCTCGCGATCGACCAGAAGAAGTACTTCGCCTTCCTCGTTGATGACGTGGACAAGGTGCAGTCGGCTGGTTCGTTCGATCAGGTTCTCACCGACGCCGGCCAGGCGCTTGCGGACACCGCGGAGGACTACATCCTCGCGGCGATGCTCGCGAACGGCACCTCGGCGGGCACCACGGCGGTTACGACCTACGCCCTGGCTGACGCCGCGGTGAAGCTCATCCGTACCGCGCTGGTGAAGGCGAAGGTTCCGACCGCTGACCGCTACCTCGCGGTCAACCCGGAAGCGGCTGCGTTCCTGATGGACTCCAGCGGCTCGCTGTTCAAGGCGAACGAGGCCGCGTCTGACGCGACTCTCCGCAACGGTGTCATCGGTCGCTACCGCGGCTTCACCGTCATTGAGACCCCGTCCGCCTCGCTCGCGAGCGCAGGAAAGCCGACATTCGTCGGTTACCACGGTCGCTCGGTGGCGTTCGTCAACCAGATCGTCAAGACCCGCGCGCAGACCGCGCTGGACGCCTTCGGTGACCAGATCGACGGCCTGAACGTCTACGGCGGCAAGGTGCTCCGCGCCACTGCCGTCCAGACGTACGTCTCGGTCTAACCCCAACCACACTGAGGAGGTACGTCGATGACCGCATTCGCCACCGTTGATGACCTGGCGCTTCTGACGGGCCGTACTTTCACGGCTGCTCAGGAGGATCAGGCGACAGCGCTGTTGGACGCGGCGTCGGCGTACCTCCGAGGCGTGATCGGCCAGGATGTTTACCCGCGCACCACATCCACCTACACGGCTTACCCGCTGGGTGGTCGCGAAGACCTCCCGCAGTGGCCCGTGTTCGACGTGGTCTCGGTGGAGCGTGACGGCGAAGAGATCCCGTACATCTACCGTCCGGGATACATCAAGGTTTCCTGCGATGACCCGGTGGACATCACGTTCACCTGGGGGCATGCGACCGTCCCGCCCGAGCTCACCCGGCTTACATGCGTCCTTGTGGCGCAGTCTCTCGCAGTGCTGGAGGCGGGCGTGGGTCTCAACGCTGGCGGTATCTCGTCGGTTGCGATTGACGACTTCAAGGTGTCCTTTGCCGAGGGTGGCGCGGGCACGGGGATGACCCTTACCCCGCATGCCGAGGCTTCGGTTCGGCAGCAGTTCGGGCGCGGTGCGGTTGATGTTGCGGAGTCGGTGCAGTGAGCCTCATTACCGGCGCGCTTGCCTTCGGGCGGGCGCAGGCTGAGGCGCGCATGACGGACGCGGTTCTCATTACTCGGCCTTCCGATGCGGAGCCCGTGCTGGATGAGGACACCGGACTCTACGCGCCGGCCACAACGACGATCTACAGCGGCCCCGGTCGCCTCAAGTCAACGTCTACGGTCGTCGGCGCGGTGGATGCACAGGGCCAGAACCTCGCAGCGCAGTCGCTTCGGCTTGACCTCCCCGTGGCTACATCAGGCGGCGTGCAGGCGAATGACACGGTAACCATCACGGCATCCGTAAACGATCCGTCAGCCGTGGGCCTCGTGCTGAACGTTGAGGGCGTCTTCTTCCAAACCGACGCGACCGCTAGACGCTTCCCTGTGGAGGTTCAGACGTGACCACGTTCGATTTCTCCGAGTTGAGCAAACTTGCGGCGGATCTCGGGGAGGTTCCCGCGAAGGTGCAGCGTAACGCGCGTATCGCCGTGGAAGTCACTGCTCGTCACGTAAAGGACGACTGGCGCGCACCCCTCTCACAGTCCGAGTTCATCCCCCGCGGCGCTCAGTCGGTCTCCTATGACCTCTCAGTAGGCCCCGAGGGGATCACCGCAGAGATCGGGCCTGTCATCGGTGGCCCTGGTGCGCTCGTCGGCATCCTCGAATACGGCACCCCCACGACCCCTCCGACCGGTTACGGTCACGCGGCGTTGCAGAAGAACGAGGCCGACTTCATCAAGGGCCTTCAGATTGCGGCGGGAGACATTCTGTGAGCGCTGAAGGTGACGCCGCGATATTCGCAAGGCTCCGCTCAGACGAACAGCTCGCGGATGCCGTCTTTGAGGGCACCGTCAAGAACCCGCCCAAGCGGTACGTGTCCATCTTCGCCCCCATCGGCTCGGACTCGTCCGACCGTCTGGCCGGCCCGTCGAACGTCAACGAAACGACGTACACGATTCACAGCGTCGCGACGACGGTGGAGCAGTGCAAGTGGGTTGCGCGGCGGGTGCAGGCGCTCTTGACGGATCACAGGGTTGAGGCCGTTTACCCGGACGACGACCTGTATCCGAGCGATGACCTATACCCCACCGACTTTGAGTGGTCTGGGCGCATCACACACCCGGTCTCGCAGCCTCCACGGCTGGACCGGGATGCTAACCCGCCTCTCTGGTACGTGGTCGATCAGTACGACCTGACGCACTCCTAACTAGCGCAAGACCAAGGGCATCCAGGGCTGGGTGCCCTTTTCTGCGCCCTCAGATTCCTCCATCTCCCGTGGAGGGCAACCCAAGGAAGACCCCGGTTGTCGGGGAGAAGAAAGGAAAGAACATGGCTGATGTTGCCGATGTTGTACCCGCCGCAGTCGATATCAAGGGGAACCTCGTCATCTGGTTCGTTGGTGGCGCGATTGCAAGCCTCACCGCGCCCAGCAAGGCTTCGGTGTTCGACGCCGCGACCACGTACCGGGTGACGCACTCGTTCACGCCGGGTGGTTTCGCGCTCACCGCTGACCAGGCGATCGACAAGGACTCCCGCCTCGGCCTCACGGTTGACCTGGAGGCCCTGGGTATCCGTACCGACACGCTCGGCACTCTGGAGTACACGGACTCCACCGAGGCGACTTCGGCTGCTGTGGTCCTGAAGCCGGCTGGTGTCGCCACCTCGATCTCGGGCTACTTCGTGATCCGCCGCAACGTGGCGAACACGACCCTCGCGACCGTCGCGCAGAAGGTTTACACGGTCCCGGTGACGCTGGGCTCGCAGTATTTCCCGATCACCCCGGACGGCAAGGCGCTGATTCGTCAGGTGGCGACCATCACGGGTCCGATCGTCCAGGGCGTCATCGCGGCGTAACCAACTCCTACCCCGGAGGCTCCACCGTGCCTCCGGGGTAGGTCACTTCCTACGGTGGACAACGGTGGAGTAGAAGTGACTTTTGCAGAGAAGTTGGCGGCGGCTAAGGCTGCGCGTCCGTTCAAGGATCAGGCTGTCATTCTTGATGGCACGGTGAGTGCGGAACGGGAAGCCCTTGAGGCGGAACTGGAAGCCGATACCGGAGACGAGCGCATGGGCGTGGTCTCGAACGCCGACAAGGCTCGGGAGCGTCTGGACGAGATCGCCGGGGATGACTCAAGCGTGACTATCCGCGTGTTCCGCATGCCGGGTCGCGACTGGGCGAACCTGACTTCCAAGTGTCCCGCGCGTCTCGACGTGCCGATGGATAAGCATTACGGCTACAACTACGACGCGGTGTGCGAGGCGGCGCTTCGATACCGCGAGCCTTCCGGGGAGGCGTTCGCTTTCCGCCTTGAGGACGGCGAGCCCGTTGGGATCAGCGACGAAGAATGGTCGCAGTTGGTCTCGGTCCTGTCTGGTAACGAGTACGCGAAACTGCGCGACATCGTGTGGGAGCTCAACGAGTTCGAGCCCGAGCAAAGGCTTCAGGCCCTAGTAAAAGGCTGAGGAGTAGCGTTGCGCTCCGTCAAGAAGTAGCTTTCGCCGCACGCTCCGGCATCGCCCCACGGCGACTCTGGGGGTGGGAGCCACGAACGTTCTACGAGTACGACGACGCTGGCCGCATGGTCTCGTCGGTTACTGAGTCTGAGTGGGATGACGAGTCCCGCGGCCTTGTGGTTGCGGAGGACATTGTTCGCCGGATGACTGGGCCGAATGGCGAGTGGTTGCCTGATGCGACCGCGGAGGCCGCGGACCCGAACGCTTACAGCGGGTACCGGTATATGGCTCAAGGCCCGTTCACGAACTGGGCTGAGCGGGCAAAGGCTGACGCGCTCGAAGAGCACCGCAAGGCGATGGGTGAAGGCGCGAACCTCAACGGCGTCTACTTCACGGCGGAACGGTTCGACTACCCGAAGCCGTCCGAGTATTCGGGGCAGTAGGCGGCGGTCGCGGCACCCGCTATCCCGCCCGCTTCTTTCGCGGTGAATCCGTAGTCCTTCGCCCGCGCGATGAACTCGGTAAGTCCATCGGTAAACCCTCCCGTGTCGAACAGGTCGCAGACCTTCGCGCCCAGCCCGGTCAAGTCCTCATCGGGGACATCGGCTAGTGCGGGGATGCTCTCGCGCACCGTCGAGAGGTATGCGCTGTCCGCAGTAGGTGCGGCACACCCGGTTAACAGCAGCACCGATACCAGCACGACGAGGGCGCGTTTCATGCCCCGAACACTATTACCTCCTGGGGGTGCATGTTGGGCGATCGCGTAACCAAGGTGACTTTGATCGCCGCAGTCTCGGGGTACGTGGCCGACATGCAGAAGGCGCAGAACGCCACTGCGAAGGTCGGCAAGGAAGCGGCTGAGACTGCGGAGAAGCTGGAGAAGCAGCACCAGGCCATGACGCAAATCGGCGTCGGAGTTGCTGCTGTCGGTGCTATCGCTGCGGTTGCGTTCGGGCTCGCGGTGTCGAAGTTCGCTGAGTTCGACCAGGCCATGAGCAACGTCAAGGCGGCGACGCAGGAAACCACCGAGAACATGGGCAAGCTGCGTGAGGCGGCGTTGGAGGCGGGCGCGTCTACCGTGTTCTCTGCCACCGAGGCCGCGAACGCTATCGAAGAGCTCGGGAAGGCCGGTCTGACGACTGAGCAGATTCTCGGCGGCGGGCTGAAGGGTGCCCTCTCGCTCGCGGCTGCTGGCGCTCTGAGCGTTGCGGACGCGGCGGGTATCGCGGCTATCGCGGTGAAGCAGTTCAAGCTTGAGGGCGAAGATGTGCCTCACGTGGCTGACCTCCTCGCTGCTGGTGCCGGCAAGGCTGTCGGTGACGTGAAGGATCTCGCGGACGCTCTCAACCAGGCGGGCCTCATCGCGCACGGTGCGGGTCAGTCCATCGAGGACACCACGGGCGTCCTGTCGGCGTTCGCGGATGCGGGCCTGAAGGGTTCCGACGCTGGCACGTCACTGAAGACGGCGCTGATCGCGTTGCAGGCGCCCACGGACAAGGCCCGCGATGTGATGGAGAAGTACCACCTGTCCTTCTACAACACGAACGGGCAGATGCTGTCGTTCGACAAGATCGCCGGCCAACTGAAGGGCAACCTCAACGGCCTCACGGATGAGACTCGCAACGCGGCTCTTGCGCAGATTTTCGGTAACGATGCGCTGCGTGTCGCGAACGTCCTTTACGACCAGGGCGCTGACGGCATCCAGAAGTACATCGACCAGACGAACGACTCGGGCTATGCGGCGAAGGTGGCCGCTGACCGTCTCAACAACCTGTCGGGCGATGTCGAGAAGCTGGGCGGTGCGATCGATACGGCCCTGATTCGTTCCGGGTCGGCGGCGAACGATTCGCTGCGTACGGTCACGCAGGCGGCTACCGGCATCGTGGACGCGGTGGGGAGCCTCCCGCAACCGATCCTTACCGTAGGCCTGGCTCTAACGGGTCTGGTTGGCGTTGTGGGGCTCGTGGGCGGCGCGGCACTCATTGCGGTACCGAAGGTCGCTCAGTTCAAGTCGGCGCTCTCCACGCTCAACGTGTCCGGGGCGTCTGCGGCTCGCGGTATCGGACTGGCATCGGGCGCGCTCGCGCTCGCGGGTGTCGCGTTCGGGATCTGGGCGCAGCGTCAGGCTGAAGCGACATCGAACACGGCTGAGTTCAAGGACACACTGGACGAGACCACGGGTGCAATCACGGACTACACCCGCGAGCTCGTTGCAAAGAAGCTTGCCGAGCAGAACGCATTCGAGGCCGCTAAGGAAGCTGGGATAACCCAACAGGAACTTACCGACGCGGTTATCGAGGGTGGCGACAAGCTGGCTGAGGCCACACACAAACTCGCGGCGAATACGGGCGTTGCCAACCAGCTCACCTTCTTCACGGGCATCGGTGGCCGTGCCGCCGAAGCGATGGACGATGTTGTGGGCCTCTCTGGCGCTGTCGTGAAGAGCAAGCAGAGCTTCAAGGATCAGGCCGAAGCGGCTGGCGACTCAGCGGAGAAGACCACCGACGCGGCGACGGCATATCAGGACGCCGCAGATCAGGCGGCAACCCTTCAGGCGAACCTGAAATCCCTCATTGACACGATCAACGAGTCCAACGGGATCGGGCAGGACGCGGTGTCAACAAACGCGGCCTTCCGTAAGTCGATGGCTGGTATTCAGGCGGAAGTGGACCGGCAGAAGGCGGCTTACGAGGAACTGCACGGAACCCTTGACGGGTACGGTGCGTCCCTGGATGAGACCACAGAAGCGGGTTCCGAGAACGCCGCGATGCTCTCCGATGTCGCAGAGAAGGCGCAGGCCGCGGCTGATGCCCAGTTCCTACTCGACCAGAAAACGATGTCTGCGAAGGACGCTACCGATAAGTACGCGGCGACCCTTGCGGATCAGCGGAAGGCATTCGAGGACTCCGCGTCGGCAGCGGGGTTCAACGCCGATCAGGTGCAGGCCCTCGCGGATAAGGTGTTCGCCCTCCCCGATTCTGCAACCATCCAGATCGTCGCGCAGACCGCCGATACCGAGGCGGCGCTTCAGCGGATCAAGGATGCGCTGAACTACATCCAGGACAAGCGGCCCGTGGTCGGCGTCGGCCCCAGTGGCGGTGGCCGCGAAGGGTTCGCTACCGGTGGTCTGGTGCGTGGGCCTGGCACGGGCACGTCTGACTCGATCCCGGCGTGGCTGTCGAACGGTGAGGGTATCGCGACCGCTTCGGCTATGTCGGACCCGTCGAACCGTGCCGCGCTGGACTACATCAACCGTGGCGGGAAGATCCGCGGGTATGCGGATGGCGGGTTTGTGCAGCCGCAGTACGCGACGAATATCCCACGGTTCTCGGCTGGCGGCGGTGGCGGGTCCGCGATCTCCATCAACCAAGTGATTCAGCCGGCACCCGGTCTGAGTGAAGAGCAGATCGGGCGTATTTCTGCGGAGCGCACGGCGTTCGCGTTGAGGGGGAACTGATGCCGAATGCGACTCTCGGCGGGCTCACGTTCGTCGGCGACGACGGCCCCGCGACGTACACGATCTTCCGTGACGGGCTCAAGGGCTGGTTCGAGGGCGTGGAGATGCGTCGCGAGATCGTCGGTCGCCCCAACGGGAACGGTGACTTTCCCGCGCCGGGTCGCCTTGGGTCGCGTCTCGTCACACTCTCGGGGCTGATCCTCACCGCGGATGACCCGGAGGCGTTCGAGGTTGCAATGGCGGCGCTTGAGGATCTGATCGCGGATGGCGGCATGGACACGCTGACGGTGGAGCAGGCTACGGGCACGTACACGCTGGAGGTTGGTCGGCTGGGTTCCCCGGAGATCATCATCGAGGTATACGGCTCACGCGCACGGTACCGGTTGCAACTCTGGGCGCCCGACCCTACAAAGGTGCTGGTTCCGTGACCGACGAGTGGGTTAACAAGGTCTACTACACGCACGATGGCACCTACGCGGGAACGCTACCGTGCAGCGATGGCACATGGCAGACGCGGCTTTCCGGGCAGGGTTCCGGGGATCACACGGTGCAGGCGTTCGGTTCGGGGTTGTCTCAGGCTGAAGTTGAAGAGCTGACGCTGGGAAACCGGTACACGATCACTCAGGAGTGGGCTGCTACCGATCACGTCGCGTATGCCGGGGTTATCCAGCGGGACGTGTGGGATGACAAGACTCGGACGGTGCGACTTTCGAGCACCGAGCTTCGCGGGGCGTATCTCAACGACCGGATGATGTTCGGCGTCGATTCCTATGGCGGCACCAGTTCGGTTCTGACTCTCGCGTCGAAGTCTCACGCTGGGGCTGTCCGCGCGGTGTTCGATCCGGTGTTTGCGATCGCTTACCTTCCCATTGACCGTCCCGCTGATGGTTCGGGGGGTTTCTCGGCTGACTGGAAGTTCGATGAGCGGCTGAAGATTGAGGATCATCTGAAGCAGATCGAGGACGACGGTTGCGAGGTTTTCCTTCGCCCCTACAAGACGGGTGGGGATCTGCGGTGGGAGACGCTGGTTGGCGTTCCCGAAGTGGAGATCGGTTCAGAAACAACGTTCGCGATCCGTGGGGATTCGTCCCCGGTTCTCGACTTGAAGGTCACACGGGACGTGGTTCGGCAGATGACCGGTGTCCTTGCGTTCGGTGAGGGTGGCAAGTCTGCGATCTCGGCGTACACGGAGGGTGGCGGTATCGGTGGCCCCGCGGAGATCAGCGTCCGCGATACGTGGGTCAACTTCCCCGACATAACAGACGCCGGACGGTTGCAAGCTGCGTCCGATCACACGTTCGCCGCACTGCAATTCCCGACAGCAACATGGTCGTTTGGGTTGAACATCTACCCAGACGGCCCAGAGTACGCCGCCCCTGGGAGTCTGCTTGGGGCGACGGTTGCGTCTGGGCATGAGCGGTTGTCGGCTGGCACGAATCATCTTCGGGTGGTTGCCCTGTCTGGCTCTATGGGCACGACCGTCAAGCCGGAGGTACAGAATGCCAGTTGACGATGCGGGCGATGTGGCCGGTGAGTTTCGCCGGGTCCGGAAGGAAATTGAGCGGCTGAAGATCGGGAGCGCGCCTGTCGGTGGCGGGGATTCTTCCCATGCGGGGGCGGGCGTTGAGTCCGTGCAACTGGGCGTGGACGCGCTCGCGGACGGGGACTACTCGACAGCGGCGGGGTCTGACGCGAATGCGCTCGGGGCCAACACGTCAGCGTTCGGCAAGTATGCACTCGCCGTTGACGATGACGACAGCGCGTTCGGCCATTACTCGTGGGCGGAAAACGGTGAGGCTACCGCTCTCGGCAAGCACGCATACGCGAGGCATGCAGGGAGTACGGCGCTCGGGGCGGACTCGGCAACCACCGCGGCCAATCAGGTCATGTTGGGCACGAGCGGGGACACGGTAGTAGTTCCGGGCACGTTCTCCAACCCCTCGGCCCGCCACCTGAAGCAGAACATCACCCCCGCCCCGGACCAGCCTGGGATCTTCCCCGAGCTTGTCGAATATGAGTACATCGCAGCCCCTGGCCGTCTGCGTCTCGGGTATATCGCGGACGACCTGATCGGGACGGACGCGGAACGGTTCGTGACGTTCGATGATGACGGGCGACCGGCTGGGATTGATTACCTCGGGCTACTGGTCGCACAGGTGGCGAAGTTGCACGCGCGGATCACTGAACTTGAGAGGGGATAGCGCATGGTCGCTGTTTATTCGACGCCGCTCCCGGTGAAGGCGGGCGATGGGTGGTCCGCTGCGTTCCGTATGACGGTTCAGCCTGACCCGGATGTTGATGTCACAGTGCCGGAGGACCTGTCGGCGTACACGGACTTCGCGTCGCAGTGGCGCGCGTCTCGGCCATCCACTACCGCAATCGACCTGACAGTTGACGTGACAGACGTGGCGACCGGGCTCATTGTGGTTCGCGCGACTGGCGCCCAGACAAGGGCGATGGGTGCATCTGGCGGGTTCGACATCGAGGCGATCGGCACAGACGGGGAGCCGCGCACGTTCGTTGAGGCGAAGACCCGTTGGTCGCTCGACTATACGCGGGTGGCATCGTGACCGATTCTGTCGTTGAGGTTGTCACGTCCCCGGCGACCGTCGTTGAGGTTTACCTGGGCATCCCCGGCGCTCCTGGGGCCACTGGCGCGGCTAGCACCACGCCGGGGCCACAGGGGCCGGCTGGCCCAACGGGTGCCACCGGGGCAACGGGGCCGCAGGGCAGCACTGGCCCCGCAGGACCCACGGGAGCAACTGGACCCACGGGAGCAACAGGCGCTACCGGAGCCGCTGGCGCTCTTGCCCGGACGACGGCCACATTCACTTCGAGCTCGCTCGCGAACGCGGCGCAGCAGACATCCACGGTCAACCTCGCCGCATCGTTCGATGTCCTCTCCGTGCAGGCCGACCGCGCCTGCCGGGTGCGCCTCTACGACACGACCACGCACCGGGACGCGGATGCCGCACGCGCGACCGGAACACTGCCGACCACCACGTCGCCGAACCACGGGTGCTTCCTGGAGATCGTCTTCACAGGGGCCGGGACGCAGATCGTCACGGCGGGCGCGTCCGGGTTCGTGCCTTCCGGTGTCGCGGTTCCGATCACTGTCACCAACCTGTCTGGCTCGACTTCCACGGTCGCGCTGACTTTCACGTTCCTCCCGAAGGAGTAGCACATGACCACGATCACTGGTTCGATCACGAACGCGAACCCTGGCCCGACGCTGTACGCGCTGATCGAGACCGCGGCGCTCGCGATCGGGTGGACGCTCGATGACACGGTGGTCATCGGCGGCAACACGCACAAGGTGCTGAAGTCGGCGGCGGCAGGGAACACGTACGGGCTCGACTGGTACCTCGACATCAACTACCCGACCACCGGAATCACGGGCGGCATCCGGTTCGCGCCGTTCGAGGGGTACACGGCGGCATCCGATGTCGGGTTGCGGGGACCGTACGGCGCTACCGCGAGCACGACCGTAGACGCAACCACGTACTCCCGCTTCGGAGCGACGACATCCGCGCTTGAAACGAACTGGACAAACAATGCGACACACACGGGTGTGTCAACCGCGCTCACCACATCGGCGTTCGGATACCGGATCTCGATCACACGCGATCGCATCATCATGGAGCTCGACAACGTTCCCTCTTCGGTGGCGTATACCGGGTTCTTCACCCCGATCAGCGCGCACTCCACCCAGGCGGGTGCCGCATTGTTCCCGCTCGTCATGCTGGTGCTGGCCTCCGCAACGTCGATCGCGGGGTCAACGAACGGCGGCGCACCCGCGACAGCCGCGGTCACCCGCGCGCCGAAGGCTGTCGGCTCGGCTACTTTCGACTGGCAGAACTCGGTCAACGTCCCCGCGTCGTCGTTGCAGGTACTAACGGGCGGGCGGGCCGGGGTCGCCGTATCCGACTTTACGAACCAGGTTGCGGTCGCACCCATTCCCGTCATCTTCGGACAGGGCTTCAACGGGTTGAGCACCTCGACGACAGGATACGCCCACGTCGGCTACCTCGACGGCCTCGGAGTCGCGAACACCAACTCCACATCCGTCCGCGGGGATACCCTCACGGTCGGTTCGGACACCTGGTACGCGAACACCCCCAGCAGCTCGCTCGGCCTGTTCATGAAGGGCGTCTAGTGGCATCCCTCGGTAGCGGGACGCTGATGACGCCGCAGGCTCCGCTCGCTTCGGTAGGAACATACACCCCGTTTGCGGGCGCGCTCATCGGAACGGCCACGCTGCTCAACCTCACGGGCGGCGGCTCATCCTTCGTGATCCCCACGTCCGGGCAGATCTGGCCGCTCGGGGTGCCCGTCTCCTGAGAACTTTCGGCGCGGATGTATTAAGCGTCCTCGATCACGCTCTAGGTGGGTATGGACAAGCAGATGGAAACCCTGAATCTCAACACGACCACGTTCCCCGCGCACTGGCTGCACATGGACGATGACACGCTCTGCCCGAATCCGGAGGTATGCGCCCGCACCACATACGTGCGCGGTGGACGCCCCGAGTTCGGCCAGAACTAACCCCAACAGACACGAAGCCCCGGCTAACCACCGGGGCTTCTGTCATGCCCAGGAGGTACGCATGGCACTCGTTCGCACCAGTGACGGCGACTCCCTGAACGAGGATGCTGCGGCGTCCTACGAGCTGATGAATGCCGCGTTCTTCGCGCACTTCGGGAAGCGGTTGTCGATCACGTCGGGCGCGCGGACCTACGCGCAGCAGGTGACCGCGTTCACGAACAACTACGTCACCTACAACACGGGGACCGGTGACCGGCGTTGGTATGACGGCAAGTGGTGGTGGCGGAAGAAGGACACCTACCCCGGCCAGTACGCGACCGTCGCTTCTCCTGGCACGTCGAACCACGAGTACCCACCCGGACGCGCTGCGGACTTCGGGTCGGGCGTCCAGACGCGCGGGTCCGCGGAACATAACTGGATGCTCGCGAATGCCGGCAAGTACGGCTGGGAGTGGACCGGTCGCACCTTCATCACCGTCGAACCGTGGCATTGGGAGAAGACCCGCGCGACCACGGCTGGTGGCACGTCAACCGCATTCCCCACGACTACAGGAGGTTTCCTCATGGCTCTTTCCGACGCGCAGCAGGCGCAACTGTATGACGCCCTTGTGGTGAACGGCGGGCAGTATTTCATGCCGGAAGCGATCGTCAACGTTCTCCGCACCGAGATCATCCCGCGACTCGACGGGATCGTCGCGCGGACCGACGCGAGCAACACGAACCTGGGCGCTGTCCTCGGCATCCTGGGTTCGCTCGACAGTGGCGCGGCGATCTCCCCGGAGCAGATTGATTCGCTCGGTAAGCATCTCCGCGACGGTCTCGGCGCAGAGGTTGCAGCCGAGCTCGCCAAGCGGCTCGCACAGTGACCATTCCTCCCGCCGTGTGGGTTCCGGTGCTTGTGGCGGTTATCGCGTGTGGCGGGACCGTGTTGGGGCTGGTGTTCGCGTTCCTCATGTCCCTCAGCCGGAGACTCCACAGCCTTGAGCGCCGCGACAAGTTGTCGTGGCTTTACATCCGCGCCCTGATCCTCTCTCACAACATCCACGCTCCGGGCGCACCGCTTCCCGAGCCGCCTGACGGGTGGCTAGAGGAAGCCGCATGAGCCATCAACCCATAGGAGAAGTCATGTCGAACATCAAGTGGTATCTCGTCCGTCGCTGGCTGTACGGCGTTGTCTCGACGGCTATCCCCGTCGCGATCTATCTCGGCTGGCTTGACCCCGAGGTTGCACCGCTGATCCTGCCGATCGTGCTGGCTGCGTTCAACACCCGCCCGCCCGCTGTCCCTGGTGAGCCTGACGGCGAATAACCCCACCTTTCACGTCCAACACTTTTTAGGAGGCTGGGATGCCGTTCACCCCTACCAACTGGCAGAACCTGCCTTCTCATGCGACGAAGATCAACGCGGCTGGGCTGAACCATCTCGGCGCGCAGTATCAGGCTGTCGTGGATGACATTGACGACCCCGCAACACCTGTCGGGGGCGCGCTATCGGCCACGATCTCCAGCGGTGTCGCCGCGGGTGCGGGCGCTGAGGTCAAGGGCCGCCTGTCGCCGCTCTCGAAGATCGAGAAGTCCAAGACGGGCGCGTTCCGCGCGTACATCATGGGCACGTCGATCTCGAACTTCGACGCCGGTATCCCGCGCGTGTTTGCGGAGCGTCTGCGTGCCCTCTACGGCCCGTCGCGCTGGTCGTTCATCCAGTTCGGCGGCATCGGCGGAAGCTATGACGCGAACTACAGCGGGTGGAAGAAGCAGCACTACGGCGGCAACATCTACACCCGCATCCGCGGCGAGGCGTCTTCGACGGTGTTCACGCAGGAGTTCTACGGCGACTTCGCCCGGTTCGAGTTCTCCCGCGAGACCGACTCGGAAGCCGTCACGATCCTCGTGGACGGCGTGTCGATCGGCAGCACCCCCGCCGCGGGCGCGCAGCTCTACCGGCAGGCGCTCACGTACACCGGCACCGAGGGCTACCACACGGCCACGTTCAACATCCCGGCCGGGGCGGGCTACGTCTACGCGGAGACGATGGAGTCGGGCGTCTCGACCCGGACGGGCGTCGAGTTCATCGACTCCACGCTGGGCGGCTCTGGTATCCAGCATGCAATCAACGCCTGGCCGAAGACCGCAGGGCAGTCGCTGAACCCCATCGCGATCTCGGGGAACAACGGCCTGGACTACCACTTCGCCCGGACAGACATCGATCTGTACATCGTTGAGCACGACATGAACGACGGCACTTTCTCGCTCTGGCAGCAGGGCATCGACTACGTGGTGGCGAAGACGAAGCTACTCGGCGTCCCGCTGGTGCTGATCGGTGAGCCGCACAACGACATGGCGACGAACGCGGTCTCGGGGCAGAAGCGGAACTACCTGCTCACCCTCGCGACCTCGCACGGCCACGTGACGGTCATCGACTGGCACCCGATGCTCGCCGCTGACGGCGACGTGACGACCATGAACACCCTGTACTACGGGGGAGCGCTCGGCCCGTCGTACCCGCACCCCACGACCGGCTACTCGGCTGGCGTGGACGCGCTCTGCAAGGCGGCAGGCATCACACCCCCTGCCGCGGGTGACTACACCGGCTCGGCGCAGCGGCGTCGGTCCACTCACCGGGCGATGGCGACGGCGGAGCAGGTCGGCAAGTCGGCCACAGTCTCCGCTGTCCCGAAGGTGCTCGGAGCACCGGAGGCGCGCGTCATCCAAGGCGTCACGCTCACGCAGGCGTCTGGCGTGTGGCAGTACCGCGGCGATCACGTCTACCGGACTGACATCGCCCGCGGGTTCGCGAACGCGGCATCCACAATCGCGGCGGCGGGCACGTCCGACGAGTTCGGTTCCTACGTCACGGCGACGGCGACGCAGAACCTCGGCGTCACCCTGGGCGCCGGGGATGTCGGGCTGACGATGCGCTTCACGATCCTCGTGAATGCGGCCTCGAACGGATTCGTCACCTTCTCCACCACGAGCGGCGTCCTCTCCATCGAGGACGGGCTGGGCAACACCTTGCCCGTCAACTTCGGATCGGGGCGGCAAGTCGTCATCCGTGACGCACCCGCGATCGGTGAGCAGCCCGCGGCGTACACGTTCATCATGCGGGGCGCATCGACAACCTCGACGGCGATCACCCTCCGCGACGGGCGCTACTACGGCACGGTCCTGGCGGCATCCGATGTTCCGGTCCTGCCATACGCGGCAGGGCTCACGCCGCCCGTGTCGCGCGGCAACGACGTGAACAGCCCGCAGCGGATCAACGGGTGGTACACGTCATCGATCGTCAACAACACCCGCACGTCAGCGCTCGTGCTGAGCCGCCTGTACCTGGCACCGTGCTACACCGACAAAGCGATCACCATCAGTCAGCTGTCGGTGAACGTCAACACGGCGGTCGCCTCGTCGGTCATGCGCGTCGGGATCTACATGCCGGTGTTCACGACAGGCTCGCCGCTCGCGGCCGCATCGTGGACTCTGCTGGTGGAAGCCCCGGCGACGCTCGACACGTCCACCACCACGGGCGTCAAGACCGTCACGCTGACCACGCCCATCGTCATGCCCGCGGAGTCCTGGTTCTTCATCGCCGGGGTCTCGCAGGGGGTCGCGTCGAACCTGTTCATCGGCGGCAGTGACGGCGGCTTCACGCCGCTCGGGCTGTCGGGCACCGGGTACGGCTCATCGGCGGCGCTGTCGGTCTACATCGACAGCGTGACGGGCGCTCTCCCCGGCACCGTCTCGGGCACGTCCGCGACGAACGTGGACGCGGGAGTCGCCTACCTCCGCTCCGCCTGACCTATAGCAATGGAACGCAGTTCTCGATAGCCCCACGAAAGGACTCGGATGCCCTACGGGGGTAAGACCAGCGACCGTGACGAACCACCCCGCCCCACCTGGCTTGCACACCTCACCGCATGGATTCGGAACGTGTTCCGTCCCCGCAGCCACAGGTAGACCCAGCTAACGAATCGCGCCCCACCCTTGACCTTCTGGTCTCGGGTGGGGCGCTTTCTTGCGTTGTGCCCAGATCCGCTATTTACTCGCTGTTTTTAGCGGGAAACTCCGGGATATCGCGGGAACGTTACTGCGGGATGTGACTGGAAAACC